TCGGTATCCATGTTAGATCCCCGTTGCGCGGACTTTACGAACAGGCGACATCTGGTTGGCAACCTTTGCCAGACCACGCCCGAGCTTCTTCATTTCCAGATTGGTCTTTCCGCCAGCGCGGTAACCTTTACCGTGCATGCGCTTTTCATGGCCCTTTACTTCGGCCTTGGCGACCTTTTTCATTGCTGATTTATCCATTTCCTACTCCTACGTAATGTTGATCGTTACCTGTCCTACACCACCAAACCCTATAACCTGGCCTATTGCAAAAGTATCTCCAGGCTCTATCGGTCCAATCTGCAACTGTAAGGTCAAAGAACGGCTCTGGGGGTAACCGGTGAAGTCTGGACGGGGATTGCGCAGCGCCTGGGGGTCATCAACCGGGTACATTCCCAGCTGGAGCTGCGGCTGATCCGGGTTCCAACACTCCGGGCAGGCCAGGATATTTACGTTCTTTGTCTTAATTACGAGCTGCGCTAACTCCTTTAGTTTGTACCGGAAGCCACAAATGTCGCATTCCGATATTGCCCATTTACCACTAGCGAACCTGTTACCCATATCACGATGCCGATCCTATGAAGTACTGCCTCGGCACGAACCGGTCCGCTGCTTTCTCCCTGTCTTCTCCCGCCGCTAAATTCCAAGCCTCGTCGTAGGACGCCTTAAGCATTTCCAGCCTTGGTGTCCCTTCCGGTATTTTCATGGCAATGTAGTACGCAAGTCCAGCGACAAAACAGTTAAGAAACCGCCAGGGGATGTCAAACGTGTTAATCCCGTTTCCGGCATCCTGCATCCGGCGCAGTCTCCAATAAACAAACTGGTAATACGGGTTGCCTAAAGTCCCCTGATTGGGGGTGGGCCACACCGTAATCCTGGGATAGGCCACAGCGCCCGGAGCATAGTCACTGGTGGCTGGATAGGTCTGTCCGGTAAGGCGTTGTACCCAGACCTGAATCGGCCTTGCCTGGGTCAATTTATTGGGGATTGTGGCGTATGTAGAGGAGCTGATCCGGGTAATGGTCAGGTCGGACTGTGTAGTTGGGTTGTTTTGCCCGGTCCGGATCACATGATCCAAGAGGTCCACGGTATCAACGGGCAGGTCGTAAGTATTGACGCCCTGCAACAAATTAATGGTCCCCTGCTCGATGGTCCAGAGATTGATCCCACGGTTACCCCAGTCGGCCAGCATAAGGTTGATGCTTCGACGAGCTGTACGGAGGTCATAGCCTGAGCGCATCTCACGCCCAGCCCGCTCAAAGGCTTCCTCAGCCATCTCGTTTAGATCTGGATTAAATAGGTTCGTGCCGGATGTCGTCATGTCACTTTCCTGTGTCTGGCGGTTTTGGCAGCGATGGATTTAGGTTGGGAGACGAATTGCTTTCCAGCAGCTCGTCCAGCCCTTTTAGCCCGGGTAGTGGCCGCATATTCGGACGAGGAGAGCGCTTTGATGGCGGAGGAAGGGAGGTATCTTTCCCCTGTCGCCTGCGATCCTTGCGTAGAAGGTTTGCCACTCTTAGTCCGCCACTTTTGCTCCGTCCAGGACTTTAGGCTTCTCTGAGATTTTTTTAAGCTCATTCCATCTCTCTCGCTGTTTTATCTTCCTAAAGTCTTCTGATGTTGCAATCAGCCATTTAAATACATTTCCGTCAGTTTCCTGGTTAAAGACGGGCCGCCTAATCTTTGTATCCGCCTCCAGCCTTCTTGTACTCGGCTGCCAGTAACTGAGCTTTTCTAGCCGACCACTGGCCAGGCGAACCTCCTTTTCCACCAGCCTTAATACTTTCAAAGAGCCGCTTTCGCATTCCTGGTTTGGTGTAGTTTCCGGCTTCATTTACCTTGCTAACCTTTCCACCCTCAGCGTACTCTGTAAAGTCAGTATCATCCCGGCGGGACTTAATTTTAGCCCTCGGCATCTTAGATGGGAGGATTGCTCCCATACCCCGGCTGGCTCTCATATCAGCAAGCCTTGCCGCCGCCCATCATCTTGACCATCGTGCCACGGGTCTTGCCCTTCTTGGCGATGCCATCAGCTGAACGGGTATAGCCACCAGCGGACATTTTCTTAGCTTTTCCGCCATGCTTCATACCGGCCTCGGCCATCTCGTGTTTGATCATCGACTTGGGAGCGCCTTTTTTCTTCATAAAGGAAACTTCCTTAGCCATCATTTTCTTTGACTCTTTCATTTCGCCACCTTTTTTCATGCCCATGTTGCCCATTTGCTCAGAGGTTGGGAGAACCTTTTTAATTCCGTAATTCATTTCTTGCCTCGCTTCTTTGACATACCAGCCTCACTCAGGCCAATAGCAATAGCCTGCTTGGGATTGGTAACCTTTTGCCCCGAGGAAGACTTAAGCTTCCCCGCCTTAAATTCGCGCATAACCGTGGCCACCTTCTTCTGGCCTTTAATTGCGCCACCTTTTTTAACCATTACTTCTTTTGGTTTGGAGGGAGGCTTTGGGGGCCGATAGATCAGATCTTTGGATTCTGGCTTGTTCATTAGACCATCCGTCCACGAGTCTTGCCGCGCTGAGCGATTCCATCAGCTCGCTTTGAAGCAGAAGAAACCTTGCCACCCTTAGCTTTCTTAACAGTAGTAGGAGCCTCAGCAGGCTTCATGCCAAGCTTATCGCGGATGTAATCCTCTATCGTTGCCGCACCGGTCATGGCTTTTTTAACCATTCCAGGAATACCAAACCGGCCCTCGTCTGCTACAGGTGCAGACTCAATTGCCTTGGTCTTTTCTGATTTCTCGGCCATTTAAACCATCCTTCCACGGGTTTTACCACGCTGAGCAATGCCATCAGCACGAGAAGAGGCAGAAGATACTTTACCGCCTGCTTTCATGCCCTTCATTCTTTGCTTTGCTTTTTTAGCAAATTCATTTAATTCATCTTCTTCTTGCGATTGGCTTGATTGCATTTTTTTATCAAATTCTTCAGACTCCTGCTGCATTTTTTTAGTTGCAGCATCATATTGTTCTTTGGTAACAGGTTTCCCAAGAACATAATAATTTTGCTGAGAATCCGCCATCACTTACCCCTTGCCAATAAGTCGGTCAATTTTTTCTTCAAGGCGGTTAAACCTTGCATCAATGTGTTCAGTAATTCGCTGAACTTCTTCTTTAGTAACGTGATCACGGGCTACCTCCACACGTGTTTCATTAAGTTTCTGTTCAATCTGGTCTATTTTCCTAAACTTTTCTTGTGCCATATATGCCACCAGAGCAAAAAAAGCTGCGGCTAGGGTAAGAAGACCATTCCAAATAAGACCTACCGAGTCCATTTAACCGCATCTCCATCGTTTCAAAGATTGATTTAACCGGCTGTTTGGATCACGTTTGGTTTCCGGATTGGCTAATTTTTTCATGCCTTCCATCCTTGCGCAAAACGATTTCCGTCGAGCTGCACGTTTGCCGGTAGGGCTTGATTCAGTAACAGCAGTTTGTAACTTTGAGCCAGGGTTGGCTTTCCGATAGGCGGCAACGCCCTTGGCGGTCATGCCAGCACCCTGCTTGGTGGGACGAAAGTTACCCGACTTCACCGAAGTTTTGATGCCCATTCCCTTGGCCATTACGCTGCCTCCTTAGCGGCATCTACCGGGCGCAGCCGGGGATAGAGATAGTCTTCTCCAAAGTTCCCTTCAAACTCATGTACGCCCATGTGACCAAGCTTAATTGTTGGGTCAATCCAGACGGTAAATCCAGCCTGTTTTGCCCGCTCACAGAACACAAAATCCTCACCCATGTAGCCTTCTTCCTGATTTAACAGGAAGTCAAAGTAGGCATACATATCGCAATCGTGGTTCTGATCGTAATATTTCCACTCTGGATGCTTTTCTTTCAGAGTCTCGAATACAGTCCGCTGGATCATAATGAACCCCGTGCCAACGCGCTTGGCTCGGACAAGGCCCATCGAGTCCATCATTATGTTTCCGTCTTCGTCTTGATCCAGCATGGAGAAGTAAACCTTCTCCTTTTTCCTGGCGCATCCAACACCGGCCACAATCGGACGGGTCTTATTAAATGCCAGAAGTCGGAAGATGTCATCGGCATTAATG